CAAAATATACCTTACCTTCTACCTTCATTGGTAATCATTGAATTCACCAAACAAAATATGAGTCCAAGTCTCTCCCTTAACAATCCTACGAATGTTTGCGGTAGATACTCCATTGTTTCTTGCAAGAACACGAATGTTTCGGTGTCCAATAGCCCACAACTTACGGATGGACTTTACTTGGTCTTCCGTAAGTTTGTGTGCTGGGTGTGATTCTCCTCGTAACGACATTCTGAATCGTATCATTCTCCCAATGATTCTTCAATCACTCTTACGATACGATAGGGGTCAGCGTTTGAAGCAGGTCTTCTATCTTCCAAATAACCAATCCAATTTTTAGCAGTTGCTAATGGAACTCGGATAGAAGAACCTCTATCAGCAACACCCCAACTGAATTTGTCAATAGATTGTGTTTCGTGTTTACCGGTCAATCTCATTTCGTTGGATGAACCATAATTTGCAATGTGCTTTGTATGATTCTTTTCAAATGATGAGAAGATTTTATCAAATAATTCCTTACCACCCACTTCTCTCATTTCTTTGGTTGAGAAGTTGGTGTGAAGACCGGAACCATTCCAATCACCAATCATAGGTTTTGGGTGGAACTCTACTTTGAACCCTTGGTCTTCGGAGATTCGGTGTAAAAAGTATCTTGCAATCCACAATTGGTCACAAGCTTCCTTATTACCCTTACCCATCACTTGGAATTCCCATTGTCCCAACATCACTTCAGCGTTGATACCCGTAATGTCCAATCCGGCTGATAAACAAACAACCAAATGTTCTTCTACTACACCTCTTGCGGATACCAATCCACCACCGACTCCACAATAGTATTGTCCTTGTGGCGCAGGATATCCATCCTTTGGGAATCCAACAGGTCTACCATCTTCTACAAAGGTATATTCTTGTTCAAATCCATACCAATTGTTTGGGTGGTCTTCTAATTTTGCTCTGATGTTTGATTCGTGTGGTGTTGCATCTGGGTTTAAAACCTCACACAATGCAATCCAACCATTGTCTCGTTGTGGGTCAACCACCAACTTAACTGGTTTTAATAAACAATCAGAAAAGTGTCCTTCTGCTTGTTGAGTTGATGAACCATCAAATCCCCATTCAGGCAAATCTTCTAATTTTAAACTACCACCGCCTTCAACAATTTTTGTTTTTGAGCGGAGATTTGGCTCTGGCTTATAACCATCCAACCAAACATATTCTACTTTATGTTTCATATTTCTATCCATCACAACTTAAACAATCCGGGTCAGTAGCTTTCACAGCGATATCACCACGAAGAACTGACTCCGTTCTCATATAATAAAGGGTTTTGATACCCTGCTTCCAAGCTTCCATATGGACTTGGTTAATCCACTTTGGAGTTGCTTGAGATGGAAACGCCAAGTTTAGAGAAACCGATTGGTCCACATATTGTTGTCTGATTCCAGCTTGTTTTACCAAATCTAATTGGTTAATCTCTTTAAACGTTTTGTATACATTCTTTACCCAATCAATTTCTTTATTTTGGAAATTAGATTCAGTCATATCAGCACGATTGGTCAACTTACCATTGATGAATCCCCAATTGTCAAGTTCTACAATATCTTGTACTGAACCACCATCTTGTAAGATTTTATCCCAAGTTTCTTTATTGTTGATACCAATTTTACGGAATACTTTTTCCAATTCAGGGTTTCTACGAATAAAGGTTCCTTTTGCGGTTTGTTCGGTAAATACGTTAGCAGCCCAAGGTTCAATACCTGCGGATACATTACCACTTAATTTTGAGTTTGATACCGTAGGTGCGATAGCCATCAAGTGAGTATTTCTCATACCTGTACCAACACACCATAGTGGTTCACCCAATTCTTCAGCCATAGCACGAGACGCTCTTTCAGCTTCAATACGAATACCAGAGAAAATCTTACGAGTTTCAAACTGAGCGGGTAATCCTTCAAAAGAAATACCTTTTTGTTGTAAGTAAGTATGCCATCCAAGAACTCCAAGACCAAGAGCACGACCCTTTTCAGCTGAACGAACTGAATTCTCAAATCCTCTCATATTCTTTGCTCTTTGGATAAACTCTTCAAGAACACCATCCAAGAACCAAATTGCGGTATAGATAAGGTCGGTATCTTTCCACTCATCGTATTTAGCCAAATTGACTGATGATAAACAACATACAAAAGAGTGTGATTCATCCGTGTGAAGTGTAATCTCACTACAAATGTTAGTCATAAAGACTTTTAATCCGTTTTGTTTGTAAGCCTCTGGATTTTGTTTGTTTACATTACCCTTAAACATAATGTAAGGTTCGCCAGTAGCTTTTCTTTTCTGAAGTACCTTACCCCATTTTCTACGAGCTTCAGCATCACCCTCTTCAAGTTTTCTCATAAACTTATCACCAATGATTACCGATTGGTGTAGATTTAGGGACTGGCGGTTTACATCACCCTTTGGTTCACGAATTTCAATCCACTCATCAAAGTCACCGTGTTCAATGTTTAGGTTAATGGCAGCAGCACCTCTACGAACTGACCCTTGGTTTGTAGCAAGGATGGTTGAATCATAGATTTTACAAAATGGTACTACGCCATCGGATGTTCCGTTACCCGTAATTCGTGACCCAGCAGGTCTAATCATATTTACACCAATACCAACACCACCACCGTGTTTGGCGAGTAGCATCATTTCAAGGTTTTTCGCCCCAATTTCTTGGATTGAATCACCGACATCAATACCGAAACAAGAAATCGGAAGACCCCTATCGGTGCCAGTATTAGAAAGTACAGGAGTAGCAAGATTAAGCCACCCACGCCAGATATAATCAAAAAACTTGCTAGCAAGATGAGGTTTACCCAACCTACGTGCAACAGCTGTTGAGACTCTCCAATATGCGTCTTTTGGAGTTTCTCCTGCGAGGAGATATCCTTTTGAGATTGTTTTAACATAAATTTCAGTATTACCCCAAATTGGGAAATCTACTCCAAGCTCCCAACCTAGCTCTTCTCCATAGTTCTTTGCCATTAGTTTTCCTCTTTTACAAAAATTCCGTTTTGAGTTTTACCTTTGCGGTCTTTGATTTCATTCCAAGCGGATTCCAAACACTCTGATGGTTCGTATCCTAATTGTTTAGATAAAATAATCAAAGTGACAAAAGTATCACCCAACCCATCTTTAATTTCATCATCCTTACTCTTGAGCATTGCGCCCATAGTTTCCCCCAACTCTTCCATCACTTTCATAGATTGTTTTGGAGCGTTTTCTTGGGATAGGATTCCCTTATCATCAGCCCATTGGGTGATGTTCTCAATTAATTCATCAAATGTTTTCATATAATTTATTTTAGAAGATATCTTCCCAATCCTCACCCTCGTTTGCCTTGGAATAATCGGTTGGGCGTAATGCGAAAAAGTCAGTATGAGTCAAACCGCCTGTCAAGTGGTAGAACCACTCCAATTGGTCTGCGGATTCTTTTTCGTAGTTAAAGTGTGGTTCATAACCTAACTCTACCAATTTTTCATTAGCTCTTTTACGAATGAAGTTTTTCAAATCTTTTGCTTTAAGATTTTCAAGGTCACCCATCTCAAACATTTTGTCAATAAAGTTTTCTTCAAGCTTTACAACTAATTCAGCAGCTTCAAGAACCGAATTTCTGACATCATTTTTTAAACTTGGAAACTCATCACAAATGTGTCTGAAAAGTTGACATCCCATCTTTGAGTGAAGTGATTCATCTCGTACCGACCACTTCATTTGTTGACCAATACCCTTTAAGAGGTTTCTCATTTGAAACGAATACAACACAGCGAATGATGAATACAAAGAAACACCTTCAGCAAACGCTGAAAAGATTGCTAATGACCTTGCAACATCTTCTCTAGCATCCCTATTCCACTTCAAATCCTCGTGAGTGTATTCTGCTTTAGTTTGAATCAAAAGTTCAAATTTCTCAGCAGTTGCAGGTTCGTGTAAGAACGCAGCAAAATCTTCAAGACCAAGTGTTTCATTCAAGTATGAGTAAGCGGTAGCGTGAATAGTTTCTTGCGAACCAAACATCATAGCCATTTGTTTGATTTCGTGTTTTGGGAACCATTTGGTTACCATACCGGTCCAATAGTCTGAAACCGCACATTCCGTTTGAGCAAATCCTAATAAAATGTTTCCTACCAAGTTTTTTTCGGAAACTGACAAATTTTCATTCCAATCTTTCACATCACCCTGCATTGGGATTTCGGTGTGTAGCCAGAACGCTTGAGCTTGTTTCAGCCAACCTTCGGTATAATAAACGGGATACTCAAAGGGTTTATATGGGATTCGTTCATCGAATAATGACATACGATTTCTCCTTTAAAAAGTTAAACATATTTTGGTGTGGGTGAATATACATAGTGGTTAGAAATTGATTTCACCCTTCATTTCTTTATATTTCTGAGCAAGTTCTTTTCTTACTAAACTCTCCCCACCTTTCATCTCTTTTTTGGTTTGTTGACCAGAAATGGAATCATCGTTATAGATGGAAATTTCACCGGTTGAAAAGTTGGCTTTTGATGGGAAAGTCATACCATCGGGTCCAAAACGATTTTTGATAACGTGCCATCGGCCAGTTCCAGCAAGTTTGTCTTCAATCTTACGAGAAAGGGATACCACAAAGTCAGCGGTCATCATTTTGGAGAAAGAACCCGCAATTTTTGTACCTGTAATAATGTCATCTTCTGCGCCACTTCGGTTGATTTGAGACGCAGTGTAGATGGGAACTTCATACTCTCCAGCCATACCTCTCAAATCCTCAAAAATGGTTTCCAACTCTTCGTGTCGTTCTTTGTTAGAGGGTCCACGTAGTAGGTCAGCATAGTCAACAATTACTACATCAGGTTTTTTACCTTGTAAAATCATCTTATCCATATGGGCTTTCAATGAAGTTACGCTGGCGGTTTTGGTAGGGTAATGTTTTACAATCAGGTCTCCTTTTACACTCGTAACTGATTTTTTAACATCTTCCATATTGTATTTCAGATTTGCAACTGCAATCTTACTCAAAACAGCATCGTATCGTTGTCCTACATACCCTTCATTTAATTCAAGGGTGTAGTGAGCCACAGTCTTACCTAATTTCATCGCCGCCACGCCGATGTTAACTAAAGACCACGACTTACCGATGCCAGGAGGGGCGGCAAATAAAACCAACTCACCTTTTCCAAAACCACCTTGCGTAATTTCATCAATAACCTGCCATCCTGTTGATACTACATTTCTGATAGAATCTTCGTATCGTTCAGTAATCATAGTTTTGTATTCGTGACCTAAATCAGAATCTTGACCTGCTTTCATAGCATCATCAACTTTCTTTTTAATCACATCATACTTACCTTGTTCTAATAACTCTACGGAATCAAGGATAGCGTTCTTAATACATTGATTTTTACAAAAGTCAAGGGTTTGTTCTTTAACATACTTCAAGTCATCACTTTCAAGGTGATTCCACGCAAATTTAAGTGTGTCTACAACAGTTGTTTTTAGAACATCCCTATCTATGGTATTGATTCGGACTTTCAACACATCCAGCGTTGGTAGTTTTTCGTATTCTTCAACATAAGACATAACCTCACGAACCAGCCACTCCGATGATTCTGAATCAAAGTATTCTGGTTTTAGGATGTCAAATACTTGGCGAGAAAAACTCCTATCACCTAACAGCGCCGATATAATTTTATTTTGGAACGAGGTTCCGTATTTACTTCCGAATTTTTCCATAGACACTAATATACGACTTTATTTTGAATTATCCAAATCTTAAACCAAACGAAGTGGTGATTTATAAACATAACCTTCTGCATATTTTTCAATGTGTTTTGGAAATGGATATATTACATTACGCTTGTAGATTCCATCAACCAATTGATAGTGGCTGAGGTCTTCAATCTGACCATCTCTTACAAAATAGTTTGATAATTCGTAGTTTTCGTGTATTTCGTTTAGTTGACCTGTTTTTGAGAATTCATCAATTCGCCATAATTTTTCTTGATATTGTAAATCCACATACAAATGTAAATCAAACGCTATACCAACAATACCCTCAAAACACTTTTTAATTA